AGCATAAAGGAGTTTGGATTTAAGGTTCCGATTATTTTGGATAAGAATAGCGTGATTGTTGCAGGACACACAAGAGTGATGGCGGCCGAAAGACTAGGAATGAAAGAAGTACCGGCAATTTTTGCGGATGATCTAAACGAGAAGCAAATAAGGGCCTTCCGAATCATGGACAACAAATCCCAAGAGTACGCAGAATGGGATCAGGGATTATTGAGCGCAGAATTTAAGTTTTTGAGCGATGATGGATTTGATATGGAAATGACAGGATTCACAGGCAAAGAAATAAAAAGCATGTGGGAAAAAGATGTTATAGAAGATGACTTCGAGATACCTAAGGAACCAAAATATGACATAAAAGAATTGGAAGTGTGGGAATTAGGAGAAAATCGATTAATGTGTGGAGATGCGTCAAAAAAGGAACATGTTAAAACATTAATGGATGGACAAATGTCAGATATGATATTCACATCACCACCATACTGGGTTGGTTTTGAATATGAAAAAGAGAAAGAAAAGAATGATATTATAAGTCACATTCAAAAAGTATCTGAGGTAATGGCACAATTCACATTAAAAAGGATTGTTATAAACACAGGGAATATAAGCTCAATAACAAAAGCGCAGAAGATAACTGGAATGAAACAACCGGCACTGTTAATTGATTGGTGGATGAACCAATTGAACAAAAACAAATTTTTACTGAGGCACATAAGAATATGGTCTAAAATGGGCGGAGTAACACCAAGCAGGAAGATAGATAAAATAGATATGCACTGGGAATATTTGGCACAATTCACAACCGAGGAGCATGATGCGGGATTCATACAAACATTCTATTCAGAAAAAATGAAACCAGAGCAAAAGGAAAAAACTCCCAGTTGGGCAGTAAAGGGTGTTTGGAATGATATACAGGGGAACGCAAGGCAAACAGGACACGTTGCAGCATATCCAATAGAATTGGTTGGAAGATATTTAAAAATGTACACCGATTGCGAATCTAAAGTATATGATTGCTATGGTGGCAGTGGGACAACATTAATTGCATGCGAACAAACTGGAAGAAAATGCTTTATGATGGAGTTGGACCCATATTATTGCTCTGTAATCATAGAAAGATGGGAAAAATTGACTAAAAAACGTGCAAAGAAGATTAAATGAACAAACAAAATCCAGAAAATCCGACACAATCCGACACTATTGCGCTTGAGAAACCCAAAAGAGTGACTAAAAATCAGAAAAAGAAGCTGATGCTCGAATCATTAGGGAGTCAGTTGGGAATTGTTTCAATCGCATGCAAACAAGTAGGAATCCACAGAGATACACACTACCAATGGATGAAGGAAGATTCAAAATACAAGAAAGATGTGGAGGATGTTGTTTATTATACTAAAGATTTTCTTGAGAATGCTTTATTAAAATTGGTTAAAGAAGGAAACCCAATGATTACATGGAATGCAAATAAAACAAGAAATAGAGACAGGGGATATGGTGAGCATTTGGATTTAAATCATTCCGGAGACCAGTCGATAACATTTATTGAAGAAGTGTTGACTGATGAACAAATTAAGAAAATGAAAAATGATAAGAAAAATCCAATTAAGCCAGAAGCAAAATGAGATTCTTAAAACCTTAGATGATGATGAACATACGGAAATATTTATGGGTGGAGCTGCCGGAGGTTCGAAAAGCTTCACTGGATGCTACTGGCAAATCAAGAGGAGACTGAAGTATGTAGGATCCAGAGGTTTTTTAGCTAGGGCCAGACTAAAGAGTTTAAAAGAAAGTACACTTTTGACATTTTTTGAGGTAGCGAGACTTATGCATCTTAAATATGGTAAAGATTTTACTTATAATGCTATCTCCGGAGTAATTAAGTTTAGTAACGGATCTGAAGAATATTTACGAGATTTATTTTATTATCCATCTGACCCAGAGTTCGTGGCACTTGGTTCAACTGAATATACAGACGGATTCATAGATGAAATGGGGGAAATAGGAGAACAGGCTTATCAAATCATAAGAAGTAGAATTAGGTTTAAATTAGACGAGTTTGGATTAATACCAAAAATAGCTATGGGTTCTAATCCTTGTAAGACTTTTATTTACAAAGAATTTTATAAAAGATGGAGAGATAATAAACTTGAACCATTTAAGGCATACGTACCAGCAAGCGTATATGACAATCCTTTTATATCAGAACATTACATAGAGAATTTAAAAAAGTTAGATCCAATTAACAGAGCAAGATTATTAGATGGTAATTGGGAATATGATGACGATCCAACTAAGTTATTTAATTATGATTCTATACTAGATATGTTTACATTAAGTGCGACTAAAGGGAAAAAGTATTGCATAGTAGATGCAGCTGGATTTGGAAGAGATAAAACAGTAATAGGATTATGGGATGGTTTGTTTTGTTACAAGATTATAATAATGGAAAACATATCAAGCAAAGAGTTAGATGAAATATTACTAAAAGAGAGCATACCAAGAAGTCAATGTGCTATAGATGAATTAGGAGTAGGATTTGGATTAGTTAAAGATTTAAGCGGTGTTAAAGGATTTGTAGCAAACGCAAGACCAATAGTTCCAAAGAAAGAAACAGAAACAGATAAAGCTCAACACAATTATAAAAATCTTAAATCTCAATGTTGGTTTGAATTAGCTAATTATGTAAATTCTGGTTTAATTGGAATAACTAGAGGTGTTTCAATAGAAGTAAAAAATTTATTAATAGAAGATTTAGAACAAATGAAGCAAAAGGACCCAGGTAAAGATGCACCACTTCATGTATTAACAAAAGAAGAAATAAAAGAGAATATAGGACGTTCAACTGATGTAGGGGATATGTTTATGATGAGAATGTTTTTTGAATTAAAAAAACCTTTTATGTTTTCTTTTATGTCATTTAAGCAAGAGCCAGACGAAAAGAAAATAAAAGAAGAGAGAGAAGAAGATAAAGAAACAATAGAAACTCAGTTAAAAGAAGGTAAAATAGCATTTGGACCGAAAGTTAATTAAGCAACAATATTTAAATACATTTATTGATTAAGTTTTTTATTATTCACTATCACAATCATGGGATTATTTGATTTTTGGAAGGGACAAGAGAAGTCTGTACCAGCCGTAAGCAGAGTAGACGAGAACACTCGTAATGGAATACACAAATCTTATATTCCTAGATTTATGTATAGAACTCCTTTTGGTTATCCTCGATACGTAGATTTAGTAGCAATTAGAAGATTAGCTATGACTCCTTATGTTGAAATGTGTATAACAACTATTATAGATGAAATGTGTTCTATTGAATTTAATATAGTAGCTAAAGAAGGAAAAGAAGATTCGCCAACATTAGAAGAACATAAAAAACAAGTTGAAGATTTCTATGAAAACCCAAATACAAATAAAGAGAGTTTTGAAAAGATTAGAAGAAAATATTTAAGAGATATTTTAGAAGTAGATGCTGGAGTTATTAATAAAGTATTTAACCAATATGAAGAGATGGTTGAAATAATAGCACGTCCAGGAGATATGTTTACTAAGAACCCAGATCAGTATGAATTTTTTACAGACAGAGAAGATTTTATGTTAAGTGCTGAAATATCAAATAAAAAGATACCAACCTCTGAGATGGGTAACTTAGAATTTGTAACTCCAAAACAAGCTGTAGAACAGGCTGCTTATTTTCAACATGGATGGAGTGCAGCTAGACCTATTCCATTCGGTAAAAGAGAAATAGTATGGTTAGAAAGAAATCCAAGAACAGATGACGTATATGGAAGATCGCCAATACAAAATTTAGCACAAACAATTCAAACACTTGTTTATGCAATAGAACATAATTTAGAATACTTTTCAGATAATCAAATACCAAGAGGAGTATTAGGATTAGATGGAAGTGATGCAGATGGAATAAAGGCATTTAAAGAACAATGGGTAGAACAACAAAGAGTTAAAGATAGCGCAGGCAACTGGAAAAAGAAATTTCATAGTATGCCAATTGTAGGAAGTGTTCCAAGTTTTACTAGGTTTGAATTAACAAATGCAGAATTAGAATTACTAGAAGGACAAAAGTGGTGGGCTAAAATGGTATGGGCTTGCTTTGGTGTAACTTCAGTAGAATTAGGATATTCAGAAGATAGTAAAGGAATAGGAAATCAAATAGTACAATCTAATGTATTTAAAAAACGTGCACTTTATCCATTACTTAGAATAGAAGAGTATGCGCATAATCATGAGATTATAAGTGAGTTTGAATTTGATGACGTTGAATTTAAATTTCAATTATTTGATGTAGATGAAGAGTCTAAGAAAGCTGATTTATATAAAAAACAATTAGATGCTGGTTGGAAATCTGTAAATGAAATAAGAACAGAAGTAGGATTAGATGAAGTAGAATGGGGAGAAAAAGAAAGTGAAGCAGAACGATTCGATAGAGAGAATGATTCAATGAATGGTTTAATGGAACAAGAGATAGCAGATGAAAAAGAAAAGACTCAGAACGACAAAGAGGCTATGGTAGGGAAAAAAAAAGATAAATCTTTGAAAGCAATCGATTTAAAATATAAATATGCCAAACGAACCGGAGCTCCAGGGCATTATATTTATTGGTACAAGAATCCAAAGACTGGAAAATTGAGAGCTGGGGATAAACCAGAAGAATCAGGGAAACTAAGTAGAGAATTGAAAGAAGATATAGAAAATATAGATATATTTACAAGGGGAACATATAGTGGAGAATTGAGAATAGATTCATCAAAGGTTCAAAGTGAGCAAG